GGCGTCACCGTCATCTGGTCGCCGGGTTGCCTGCCTTTACTCATCGCCCCAGTCATGGCGACGTTCATCAAAAGCTGGTCAAGCGGTTGCTTGGTAACCACGCCATTCAAAGCTGTGGTTAACATCTTCTGCTGAGTAGGGGATAGATCCTTAAACCCAAGCTGTTCACCTGCCGCATTAACCCCGTAATTCAAGCCTGCGCCCATGAGCAATTGCATGGGGTCAGCTTTACCGCCGCTAGCCACAAACTGTTTGGCCGCACCAGCTACGGCATCTGCGCCCGCTTTACCCAGAACATCTGTCAAGCCGGATGTGCCGGATACAAAGTCTCCAGCCTGACCACCAAGGTAAGACAGAGCCGCAGACTTAATAATGTCTTTAATGGGCTTACCAGAAGCCGCCGCCAAAGCCGCTACAGCCATTGGGCCACCAAGAACACCTGCGGCAATCTGCCCAACGGGGCCAAGGTCAGCCATGATGTTGGCTACATCATTGGATGAAGCACCTTGGGTATAGAAATGCGGCACTCCATTAGCATCAAGTTGTACGCCATATCCAGTATTACCCTTACCTGCGTAAGTTCCACCAAAGAAGTCACCGCCCTGACGCTCTCCGTAAGTGTTACTTACAGTCTGCCCTGTTAACTTGTTGCCAAATGTTGTGCCGGTTTGAACCATTGGCACGCCATCTTTAACGGTTACTTTAGATTGATCTGCGGCATGAAATCCATTGTCATCGTTATAGCCATAGATCTTTTCTAGCTTGCTTGGGTCAACAGCTTGGCTAACCATTTGCTGGTTTCCATCAGAATCCTTGCCTCCGGGAACCATGATGTAGTAACCATCTTCACTTTGGTAAGCTGGCTGGCCGTTGAAACCCATCGCAGTTTCAGCTTGTTGGTACTGAGGAACTTTGCCAAACTGTTTAATGTCAGTAATACCAATGTCGCTTAGTAACTTAGCCATGTCAGCGGCATTAGCTTGAGCCGAGCCTTTACCTTCGCCAGTCCACTTAGCGGTGTTACTGGATGCAAGGATCTGTTTAATTAGGTCGTCTGTTGCTGACATGTTTAAACCTTAATCTTTAAAACATTGCCAGCAGAGCTATCCCTGTAAACATCACCAACCCTTAAGTTTGCAAGGTCTGCCTGCGTTGGTAATGTGTTTATATTAATGTTCAACTGGGCAATATTGATAGGCTGTACGGCAGTTAGCTGGTTAAAAAACAAGTTAAAAACGTTCAACATCTGCGACATATACGTAGGTGTGTACTCCAAAGGCGCAACGGGCAGCCTTGGTGGGGACGTTTGAAACATGCTCATGAGTTACCCCTGCGGCCATCTGCACGGATATCAATACGGGGGCTGCCCAACTGCCACTGGGTTCCAATTGTGTTGGAATCAACCTGCAAGATCATTTGACGGCCACGCACCCTGACGTATACCTGCCCAGTAAACTGCTCTATAACAGTGGTAGAGGTACGTGCAACCGTAGCATCGCTATTACCGCCTTGAGAAATAGGATTGTTATAACCTGATCCAGAGTTCTGCATTGGGATTAGCGTCATAGTAACTTGCGGAGTATTAGACCCAGTTGACCCACTGAACGTAAGGTCAGGCAAAATACGCCACACAAAACCAAAGTGATCGCCATCATCAATGTCAAACTCAGCAGAACCAATAGTCGCTGTAATAGCAGTGGTAGTGGCTGTAGCGTTATCGTCTGTGCCGTACTCGTGGTAGACAATGTTGTTAATGCCTGTTGCCGCCATAGGGTAATTACGTAGTCCTGAGTCAAGCCAAGCTGTACGAACCATAGTTCCGTAGTACCAAACGCCTTCACCATTGTTTTCAAAGTAGTTGTACACCACGTAGCGATCAATTGTGTTTGAAGTAGAAGAGCAATAGAAAAACCAGACTTCGTTAAAGCCTTCATTGGTACTTGCAAAAAACTGATCTGCCTGATCCAAGTTAATGTCGTTGTAGATGTATTGACGCAGATCGCAACGTAAAGTCTGGACGCGACCATCGTATTTGTAGAATTTGTCTACGCCCATCCAGTAAGTAACACCAGAACCTAGAGCAATAGCGTTTGGCCCTGCAATAGATACGTTATCACCCAAGAGTTGAGAACCCCATACCACTGGTGGGCCAAGATACTGGAGTGAGTAAATGGCTGAGTCAGTCAAAACCAAAATTTCTTGACGGGCTTGGATAGCAGTAACAATCTTAGAGCCGTGAGACAGTCTAACGCTACCGGCCTGATTGGTTGCGGCTGGAAACCAAATCTTGACTGATTCTTGATCCGACCAACGAATCAGCATGGTATCTTGGGTAGCTGATCCATAGTCATTACATCCAAAAGCAAACACAAACCTGCTTGCATCAGATATAAACATAAAGTTTAAGATTGATGGAACGTATGCGTCAGCACCAGCTAAGCTTGAAACCAACACGGCTCTTGTTGTCACGCTTCCGGTGGAATCCCAGTAATACAAAGCCCCACCACGGGGAGCAAATACTAAGTTATCACCAAAGTTAGATTGGCTCCAAAGGCGGATTGGTGTAGCAGTAGATTGCCCAGTACCCCAAGGGCCAAGACCCCAACCACCAGCACCCCAGCCAACAACAGGTAAAGCATATTCAGAGCCTACGCTAATCTGGTAGGCAGCGACCACGGACGCTCCGCCAGTAGAACCTGCGGCAATTACAGATGCGGTGGTAATTGTGTACGAGTTGGCATCTATAACGGTAATTGTAAACTCTGCGTTATACGTCGTAGCGTATGTGCCCGTGGCTCCGCTGAACGTAACATAGTCTCCGGTGGAGCCGCCGTGAGCTGTGTCAGTTACTGTTACTGTGGTTGTGCCATTACCCGTAAATGGGTTGTTATTGATAGTAGACGAAGCTCGGATAGGCGTAATGTCGTTGTAAACACCGCCTTGTTCAATGTAAAATTTTAAGTTAGTACCTACTCCAAGCAGGTTAAACCCAGCCAAAGTAATCCAGTTCCACAAAGAACGGCAAGTTCCAAGGAATGTATTTGCTGAAATGCGAGTCCATCCGCCAATCTTCTCGGGAGTACCCTGACGAAAGCGCACCTTGTCCGATACGTACCAGCCGTTTTCGTTGGTATATCGGGTGTTTTCTCGGTTTACACCAGCTTTTAGCGTTAGTTTTTTGAGCGGCATCGGTTAATCCAACAAAGCGCACTCAGCAGTGCGGCGTTTAAGTAGTCCCGGCAGTACCTTACCGCCACCCTTAGTCCAGAGCATCAGTTGTTCTTTTGCGCCTTCCCAGTCATTGGCATTGATTTTCCTCTTTAACGTAGTAGTCTGCAAGCGTCCAGTGCCCAAGTTATAACAAAAATCTACGATGGCATTGCACTTACGAACGTCAGTAATCAAGCCGGGACAGTTACGCAAAACACCGGGTAGGTATGTATGCTCCAGCTCAATCATTAAAAGTGCCCGTGCAGTGGGTTCATCCATTGGTGCGTCTTCTAAAGTCACCTTGCGTTTGTCTGCGTAGTAGGTAGAACCATAGCCAATCGTAGCCACACCAGCCGGACACAGGTACGGCTTGGCACGGTAGCCCTCAAACTGACGGCATAGAGCGGCGGCTAACTCTAGGTTCATATTCCGCGTTGCTTCAGAGTTCTGTCAAGAAACCAGTAGTTAATGGTTCCTGAGAGTAAAGCTGAGAAGTCGGGGGTCATCATGGTTTTAAACACTTCAGCAGCTGGCGCACCGGCAAGCCATGCGTTCCATGCAAACCATACGTGAATAAATGACCAGACAAACAACACCCAGTATGTAACCACGGGACGCACTGATGCTGAAAGACTAGCCACCCAACCACCAGCGGCTTTGACCATCTCGGCCTGCTGACTGATAGCGTTGTTAAAGGCATCCATCACCCCTACGTCCATAGCGGCTTCCCGCTGTGCGCCAATCTCAGCTAACTTCTGTTGGCCACGTAATGTCTCTAGTTCGCACTGACGGGCAAACATATTAAGTTCGTGCTGGCGTTCGTTCTTTTTGTCAAAAAACTTCAGCACCTCGGGGGCCATACGGAAAACGCCGCCAAAGATGGAGCCTAGTAAACCCCCAGATAAAATATCAAGCATGGTTATTCTCCACAGTGTTTACATTTGTGATGGCTGTCGCCGTGCGAGAGTTTGACCCCCGCTAACAGGCCAATAAAGCCACCGATGATTGTTTGGAAAGCCGGGTGGAGCATACTGAATATTTCTGAGTTGTCCACTTCCTTGGCCCACAGACCGAGCAGGAACGCAACCACCATACCCAGCACAGACAAGCAAAGGGTAGCGGCTACCATTAGGGTTACAGAGTATGTCAATTTACCTACTACGTCTGGGTTCTCGTTCATACAAGTATGTCCAATTTGCGGTTAGTAAAAATCTCAAGGTTCAGTTGGTTGCGTTCTGCCTTCTTTACATACAACTCAAACTCAAGATCGTCAATTTTGTCATCCATCTTCTTCATCTTTAACGCTTGCTTGTAGTCTTCAGTTAGACGTTCAGCCCTGCGCTCAAGCGTGTCTGTCTTGGTTGGGTAGCCCTCTGGCTGAACCATTGGATACCATTTGTAGAGTGGTGGAATCATTGTGAATAAAGATCCAATAGATGTAGTTCATAGGTACTGCTAACCAAAGCAATATTTCCAGTACATCAATCATTTCTTCTCCCGTTCAAGTGCATCTTTGTATCCATGAACAACTTTATTACGTAGCCATGTGGAATCTGCTGATCC